GCAAGGAGAGCATCAAAGGCAGTTGCAGCTAACACTATAACTCCTACAGGTACGCTCGACGTCAGCGCGGTGACAGTGTATAACAGCGTTGTTAATTTACCTACTAGTGGAAACTCAGTCGGTGATCTAGCATTTGCCTATCGTAATAAAGACCTAGAAATGGGTGGAGGTGTCACAGAAAGATTATATATCTGGGTAGGTAATGACGAAACAGATTACGGTGGTTGGTACCAGGTCCCAATACACCCATTTAACTATAACATAGATGATTAATTAATTTAAAGGAGAAAAAATAATGAGTGAAGAAAATACAGTAGATGCTGAAAGTGAAACTCCTGAGGTTTCACCAGCAGAAAACTTTATAGATGCAATAACTTCGAAAGACTATGTTGCTGCTAGCAAAGAGTTTGAAGAGATGATGCTATCTAAAATCGACACATCGATGGAACAGGAAAAGATCAACTTAGCTGGTCAGATATTTAATGATGAAACTCCACCAGAGGATGAAGACGAAGAAGAGGAAGATCACATCGAAAATGATTATGATGAAGAAGAAGATCTTGACGATGACGCAGAGGAAGATTCAGAAGAATGGGATGAAGATGAATCAAATAAACGCATCGATATCATAGGACAAAATGGAAATGATGGACTTCATTATGATCAAGAAGATGAAGAAGACGAGTTAGAATATGATGAGGAAGAAGAAGAAGATCTTGATGATGAAGAAGAAGTAGAAAAGTAAAAAGTTATAAATAATAGTAATTAGATTAATATGTTAGATTTCAAATATATCAGAGAAGCTGCTAAAGATAATTCTAAGCCAGTTCTCAGGAAAAAATTAATGGGAGTACCTGTCAAGATTACAACAGGGAAAAGATTGGGTCGAACATATTTTGATCTATATATTGATGGGGAAAAGTTAGCACAATATGATAACCAGAACCTAGCAATGAAAACGGCCAAAGAATTCGTAAAACAATATAGGAAGAGCAAATGAATATAACATTACTCAAAACCGCAGGAGCAAATGCAACAGGTTCAAGTGCTGCTTCTAATTTTGGATTCGCGCAGAGCGTATACGTAGTAGCTAGAGGAGCAAATGATCTTGTTACATCTAGTACAGGTGGATCTATTCATCTACACTCAAATCAAGCTATTGTAATTAATAAAGATAGAGCAGAAACTTTATATGCTGGTGCTAATACAACTTTCTTTACACCTATAGGATATCCAAGAGGTTAATATGAAACTGATATCAGAACACGTTGATCAAGATATACAATTCATTGTAGAGAAAAATGAAAAGGGTGAAAAAACCTATATGATAGAAGGGGTTTTTGCACAGGCCGAACAACCAAATAGAAATGGCAGAATGTATCCTATGGATGTAATGGAACAGGCTGTCGGTAAGTATAAAAAAGAATTCGTAGGTAATGGTAGAGCAGTTGGAGAACTAAATCATCCGGACGGTCCTACTATTAATCTCGACAAGGTTTCACATCTCGTTACTGAGTTAAACTTTAAAGGTAATGATGTTGTGGGAAAAGCAAAAATTTTAGATACTCCTAACGGTAATATCGCTAAGAAATTACTCGAAGGAGGTGTAAAATTAGGTGTTTCAACTCGTGGTATGGGAAGTCTTATGCCAAAGGGTAACGTTATGGTAGTCAAACCAGATTACAATCTAAATGCGATAGACATCGTACAAGATCCATCTGCTCCTGGAGCTTTCGTTAATGGGATAATGGAAGGTGTAGAATGGGTTTGGAATAACGGGATCATAGAGCAAAAGGCAATTGAACAAATGGAGACAGAAATTAAAAATGCTCCACGATCAAATAGGTATGTTACCGAAGTTCGTGAGTTTAAGAATTTCCTCTCGTTACTAAAACAATAAACATTTAGCAAAAAGGGAGTCATAATAATGACTGATAACGAAAATATCGAACTCGAAGACTCTCCAGAGGAAGAAATTCAGGAAGCCTCTATGGATAAAGATCCAGAAGCTGCATCTATTAAATCTGTAAAAGATGCTGAGAAAAAAGGTGCTACGGCGCCTAAGAGATCAGCAGCAGGTGGTGCAAGTGATAACACTACTCAGGATCCAATGCCAAAGACTAAAGGTGGTATGTTAAATGCGATGTATTTAAAGGCAAGTAAGATGAATAAAGCCGATCTTACGAAGGCTTATACTGCAATGCATGCAAACGAATCTGTGGATGTAGAAGATTTTGTAGATGCAGATGATATTGAGATTCAAAATAATGATTTTTCTCAAGATATCGATGCGTTAGTAGAATCTGAAGCTACACTTTCTGCAGAATTCAAGACCAAGGCAGCTACTATCTTTGAAGCAGCACTGAAAAGTAAACTCTCTGAAGAAATCGATTTGATCGAAGAACAATACAAAACTGAACTTAACGAAGAAATTGCAGCTACTAAAGCTGAACTCGTTGAGAAAGTTGATAACTACCTAAATTACGTTGTAGAGAATTGGATGGAAGAAAATAAGTTAGCTATCCAAGGTGGCCTACGAACAGAAATCGCAGAAGGATTTATGAATAGTCTGAAAGGATTATTTGAAGAATCTTATATTGAGGTTCCTGAATCTAAGGTAGATCTAGTAGATGATCTTTCTAGTCAGGTCGATGAGTTAGAAGAGCAACTCAATAAACAAACAGAACAAGCTATTGAGCAATCAGCAGAACTTGAAGAACTCAAGCGATATAATATCGTAAGAGAACATTCAGACGGTTTAGCTGAAACTCAAGTTGAAAAACTCTATAAGCTTGCTGAAGATATAGATTTCATTGATGAAGAAACTTTTTCTGAAAAAGTTAAAACCATTAAGGAATCTTACTTTAAAAAATCAACTCAATCTGTCTCAGAGGAAGATAATCCATCAGAGAGTGAAGCACCTGCATTAGATGCTTCTGATCCAATGGCTAAGTACCTCGAGGCTATTAGAAAAACCGAAAAATAAGGGAGCCTAAAAAATGATGCAAAATACAGTATCATATGATAAGTTGATCGAAAAATGGTCACCAGTTCTTAATGAAGAATCAGCCGGTGCAATTTCCGATCCACATAGAAAGGCAGTTACAGCTGCTATTCTAGAAAACCAAGAGATTGCTCTTAGAGAAGAAGCATCTCAAATGAACTTTATGACAGAAGCGGCACCTGCAAACGCTACTTCTGCTGCAGCGAACTGGAATCCAGTTCTTATCGCACTTGTCAGACGTGCAATGCCAAACCTAATGGCATACGACATCTGTGGTGTACAACCTATGTCAGGACCAACAGGATTGATTTTCGCAATGAAATCAAGATTCGACGGTGGTTCAACAAGTAACACTGAAGCACTATTTAACGAAGCAGATACACAACACTCAGGTGATTCAGCTGCTTCTATTATTGGTGCTGATAATAACCCTGACGGAACAGCTGCTAATCCTTCACTTAGATCAAGCAACGTTTCAGGTTTAGATTCAGGTGATCCAGGTCCAGGAGATCTTAATGCTTCAGGAACAATTGCTGACTCAGTAGCGACAGACCTTGCTTTCTCTGGAATGTCAACAGCCAATGCTGAAGGTTTAGGATCATCAGGTTCAGGACCGAGTTCCACATTCAAAGAAATGGGATTCACAATCGAAAAAGCAACCGTTACTGCAAAGACAAGAGCGCTTAAAGCTGAATACAGTTTAGAACTTGCTCAGGATCTTAAAGCTATTCATGGCCTAGATGCTGAGTCCGAGTTAGCTAATATTCTTTCAACTGAAATCATGGCTGAGATCAACCGTGAAGTTGTCAGAACAATTAACTCACAAGCTAAGCTAGGTGCTTTACAAGCTTCAAACATTTCTGTTAAGGGTATATTCAACCTTAAGACAGATGCAGATGGCAGATGGTCAGCTGAAAAATTCAAGGGTCTAATTCTTCAACTAGACCGTGAAGCTAACACAATCGCTAAAGAAACTCGTAGAGGTAAAGGTAACTTCGTCGTATGTTCTTCAGACGTAGCTTCAGCATTGAATGCTTCAGGTATGATGGACTACGCTCCAAATATGAGTACTAACCTAAATGTTGACGATACAGGCAACACTTTCGCAGGTACTATAAATGGTAGAATGAGAGTCTATATCGATCCGTATGCAACAGGCGATTATGCTAACGTTGGATATAAAGGTACAAATCCATACGATGCTGGTCTATTCTACTGCCCATACGTTCCACTAACAATGGTACGTGCAGTGGCAGAGAACACATTCCAGCCAAGAATCGGCTTTAAGACCCGATATGGAATGGTTTCAAACCCATTTGTAGGAGCAACTCCTGCGGACGGTTTAGCAACTGCTAAAACTAACCAGTACTATAGAATTTTCAGAGTAGATAACTTACTCGATAGCTAAAAGTTATCACTACTGAATGCTTAAACTTGGGGGATGGTGTAAAAGCTATCCCCTATTTTTCATATAAATAAGAACATGGCGTCAGTATCCTCATTAGCACAAAATCTAAATTACTTACAACCTACCGGTTATAAAGTCATAATCGATCGTAAGTACTATCCTAATTTAGAATTTTTCTGCCAGACATTTCAGCATCCTGGCATGACGGCGACTGCTGCAGAACTACCGTTTAAGAGAATTGGCAGTGTACCATTCCAGGCTGACAAATTAACATTCGGTGAGTTAATATTAACAATCATTGTTGATGAAGAAGTGAAATCATACACAGAATTATACAATTGGATGGAAGATTTAATTGAGAAAAATAATATACCAAGCTCAGTAAGAACTGCAACAGAGCAGTCATCTCTTTCAGATATTACGGTCGGTATATTAAATAGCCATAATAATGTTACTAAGAAATTTAGATATATAGATTGTGTACCGACATTATTAGGTGATTTGAATTTTGAATCTATAGGTGGTGCTGAAAACTTTTTAACATTTCCAGCTAGTTTTAGATTCTCATATTTTGAAATAATTAATTAAGGAATATTATGTTACAATTGAATGATATACTAGAGCAGTGGAAGACTGACTCTTTAATCGAGATGCCCCTCGATGAATCCTCAAGACAAACGCCAAAGCTTCACTCCAA